GAAAAGAAAACGAAATGAAGAAGCTGCAGCCGCATCTAAAAAGCTTGTAAATGATGCTTTGAAAAAAGTAAAGTTAAATGCTGAAAAGAATCGCCTAAAGAAGTTGGTGAAAAATTCAAAATTAAATACAAATCCATTTTGGGGTATTGAAATAAACGCCTTAACAAATGTAAATAAGGGTAAAAATATCGAAAAAAAGATTAGGAATAGATCAGAAGTTGTAGCTGACCAAGCAATCAACAATAGAAAAAAGGTAGTCACGAATAAAGCTAAACAAATTGTCGCCGGACCATTTGGTCGAATTGGTTTGTGGAACCGAGAGATAAAAAGTGCCACAACTACAGAAAGATTGAACGTTATTAATTCAGAACTAAATAAAAGGCGACAATTCATCAATAAGGTTGAACGCAATACGCGTGAATATGGGGAATTTCCGAGTGCTGGTCGAACACCTGTAAAGCAAACACTAAAGAATCATGCAAGGCAGTATAAACGAACCCTCACTAATTTAGAAAATCGGTTTGCCGCGATACCACGCCAAAAAGTATTGTCAAATAAAATGAAAATGGGGCGTTTGACTGCTTTTACCGAACAATATTACAACATAAATAGTATTAATAAATTGAATAAGCTCGAGCGTGTTATTAATGATCTCATCTCCAAACAACCCAAAAAAGTTCCAATGCAAAACTTTAAAACCTATGATAATCCATTAGTAAAAAATAATAAAATCCCCAAAGATATGACTAAAATTAATAATCCAGTTTTTAATTCGAAAACTTTACCACCCGCTCCACCCAAACGTTCTTTCAAAAATGTGGGTCGACAAACAGTAACAAATGTGAAAATGCAGGGTATTCGTAACGCCACCAATATTGCTAGAAAACAAAAGGCTATACGGGAAGCCCAAGGTCCGGAGAGAATCAAGTTGGCTCGTGAACTAGCAGCTGAACAAACAAGGCAGGGTGGGTCTAACAAGACTAAACGAGCTGCAGGTGTTATCCAGGTCCCACTGACCAGCGCCAATAGACTTAGTGCTATTTCGTTTGTGAATAAGTTACGTTCTAAATTACCACCAGGACGTAATGCAGTTTACAAGGGACAAATTAAGCGTGCAGAAACTAAAGCAGCTCTAAATGCTATTAAAAAAAGGGCCGAGATTGAAAGTAAGAAACCTAAGTAATGTTACGAAAAAAAGTAAACGAACACAATGGACTACGACGAGTGCACCGTTATGACTGAAATGCCCCTCGGTGATGAAGTTGTGGATTTCATTGAGAAAGGTCTCCACCGAGACATGACCGACAAAGATGTGACTGAATGGTGTGATGACAATTTGGAAGAGGTTGCTAAAATATATGAGAAGTACAGAGGTACCTACTTGTCATATAGAGATGCTGAGATGACTTTGTTTTTTACCCAAACGGTGTTTGGGAGAGATGATTGTGTAGATATGATTAGAACTTTTGTAGAGTGTAATTAATCAACCTCTTCAATTGTTGGACCCGCCGGGGGTGATGGCTTCTCTGCCTCAGCCCCATCCCCAGCGTTCATGAAAGGTGCGAGCACCCGTGTAAACTCCTGTTGCTTGTGTTCAATTTCATCAATCTCCGCAGTTCGATTGTTATCGATCCAAGTAATCATTTCGTTGATTTTTTCGTCCAATGTGGACTTGTCTTCCTCGGGAAGTGATTCGACCGTGGTTCGGGCACCGTATACCATGGCTTCGAAGCTGTTCATCATTTGAACTTTCTTTTCGTAGGCTTCATCTTCCTCCTTGTATTTTTCCGCATCTTGGACCATCTTTTCAATTTCTTCCTTAGATAGACGACCCTTATCATTGGTGATGACAATCTTTTCGGAATTACCCGAAGCTTTGTCTTCCGCTGTCACGTTTAAAATACCATTCGCATCGATGTCGAAACGGACATTGATTTGTGGGACACCCCGTGGAGCTGGGGGGATTCCCTTCAGTTCGAAGGTCCCGAGGAGGTGATTATCTTTGGCTCGGGAACGCTCACCCTCGTAGACTTGGATGAGGACACCTGGTTGGTTGTCAGAGTAGGTTGAAAACACCTGTTCCTTTTTGGTTGGAATGGTGGTGTTTCTCTCGATGATCTTCGTCATGACACCACCAGCTGTCTCGAGACCGAGGGACACTGGGGCTACATCCAAAAGGAGGAGGTCTTGAACAGAACTGTCAGTGACCCCAGAGAGAATAGCGGCTTGGACCGCTGCACCATAGGCCACAGCCTCATCGGGGTTGATAGATTTATTGAGTTCCTTCCCATTGAAGAAACTCGACAACATTTGTTGAATCTTGGGAATGCGGGTGGAACCACCAACTAAGACAATCTCATTAATCTTAGATTTATCCATCTTTGCATCCCTAATGACCTGTTCAACGGGTTCCATACATTTTCTAAACAGGTCAGCGTTGAGTTCCTCGAAGCGGGCACGGGTGATGGATGTGTAAAAGTCAACACCCTCGAAAAGTGAATCAATTTCAACACTCGTTTGAGATGTCGTTGAGAGGGTTCTCTTCGCACGTTCACACGCAGAACGAAGTCTACGGAGAGCACGAGCGTTTCCGGTGATGTCCTTCTTGTGCTTCCTCTTAAACTCTTCCGCGAGGTGACGGAGAAGACGGGCGTCAAAGTCTTCACCCCCTAGGTGGGTATCACCCGCTGTGGCCTTAACCTCGAAAATACCACCTTCAATGTTGAGGAGTGAAACATCAAACGTACCACCACCAAGGTCAAAGATGAGAACATTCGTATCTTCTTCCTTGTTTTTATCCAATCCGTAGGCAATGGCTGCGGCGGTGGGTTCGTTTATAATTCGAAGACAATTGAGACCGGCGATGGATGCAGCGTCTTTCGTAGCTTGTCTTTGGGAATCGTTGAAGTATGCTGGGACGGTGACGACTGAGTCAGTCACCTTTTTACCTAGGTACCCTTCGGCGACTTCTTTCATCTTGGTCAACACCATTGAAGAAATTTCCTCCGGTGCAAACTCTTTGGTCTCCCCATGAAACTCAACATGAATCATTGGCTTGTCACCAGATCCTGCTACCACCTTGTAGGACCAATCTTTCATGTCATCTTGAACCTTGGAGTCTGAAAATTTACGACCGATGAGTCGTTTTGCATCAAAAACTGTATTTGTTGGATTCATAGCTGTTTGATTCTTAGCTGCATCTCCAATTAGACGCTCACTATCTGTAAAAGCCACATAAGATGGGGTTGTGCGATTTCCCTGGTCATTTGCAATGATCTCTACACGATCATTTTGCCAAACACCAACACAAGAATACGTAGTTCCGAGATCGATACCAATTGCTTGAGACATAATATACTGGTATAGAGTTTCTTTTCTCTAATTAATTTAAAGAGGTAATTCTTTATTTAAAGAATGGAATGTTGTCAGGTATGTTGTGAAAAGATAAATAAGATAAATCACAAAAAAGTCAAGTGTCCATTTTGTGATTTAACAAGTTGTCGGGTATGCTCACAAAGGTACATACTTTCTTCTTTCGAAGATCCTCACTGTATGGGTTGTAAAACGAGATGGGATCGCGAATTTGTAGATTCGTTTTGCACAGTGAAATTTCGTAATAAAGATCTAAAAGTTCATCGCGAAAATGTATTACTTGAAAGGGAAAGAGCTCTGATGCCATCAACACAACCAGAAGTTGAAAGACTCTTGGCTATACAGAGATTATCTCGGTTAGCTAGGGCTCAAAGAGAACGACTTTATCAATTACATGCTGTGGGTGAAAATGTTCCAGAACTTGGAATACTCTATAACGAAATGGAGAGAACGTATCGAGAAATGTCGAGACTGAGAAACGTTGGCGACTCTATAGATACTCCCACTACATTTACGAGACAATGTCCAAAAGAAAGTTGTAAAGGGTTTTTAAATATACATTGGTATTGTGGTTTGTGTGATCAATATTTTTGTAAAGATTGTAACGAACCTGTTACCGATGACCACGAATGTGATCCGGATGTTGTCGAGACGATGAAACTTTTAAACAGAGATAGTAAATCGTGTCCAAAGTGTGGAATGGTAATTCATAAATTGAGTGGGTGTTCTCAAATGTGGTGTATAAGTTGTCACACAGCTTTTGATTGGAGAACAGGTGAAATTGTTTCTGGACGTGTACACAATCCCCACTATATCGAATTTAAACGAAAAGATATTATGTCGAGAGAACATGGTGATATTCCATGTGGTGGCATTCCATCCACCAGGGAACTCCGACAAATTGGGGCTCCGTATAAATTGATTCAGTGTCTAATTGTCATACAAAATATGGAAAATGAAAACATATTTATGGTAGATTTACCACCAATAGATAATACACGTGCTCGCATATCCTACATGATGAATTATATAGATGATTTACTTTTTAAAGATTTTTTACAGAGACAAGAAAAACATAGGGAAAAAACTAGAGAAGTGTCAAATATATATGAAGTTATAATTCATTCTTGTGGAGATATTTTGAGGCAATATGTCTTGGATCAATCTAGATACACGGAAATTTTAGATCATATAGAACAAATCTTTGATTACGGAAATGAAATTTTTACCAGAATACGAAAAAGATATGTCAGTGTGTCACCAAAAAATATTGAAATATAGTAAGATGTTAATACTGGTGGTCCTCATTATATTGACTATATATATTCTACCCACATACCGTGAACCAGAAGTTTTCCGCAATTTTATAACTTCAGGTGAGAGAGCGCATGTTATAGAAGAAGCGAAAAAAAACCTAACACCATCGACTGTATCCACGGATCACAAACTCGATGAAAGTGTTCGAAAAAGTGAGACAGCGTGGTTGAGTTTCGATGACCCAATCATTAGGGGGATAGCTGAGAAATGCATACGTTACACTGATAGACCATTGATTAACTGTGAAAAACTTCAAGTTCTCCGCTACGAAGAGGGTGGTCACTACATTCCCCACCAAGATATATTGAGAAACGCTAAAAATCAAAGAATGTATACATTCATTCTAGCTTTGAATGATGACTATGAAGGTGGTGAAACAGTATTTCCAAACTTACGAAAGTCCTACAAGTTACGCGCGGGGGATGCCCTCTTCTTCGATACGTTGGACAACTATGAATATGATACATCCAGGGCTTTACATGGCGGGAGACCTGTAAAGTCTGGTGAAAAATGGATTTGTAATTTATGGGTTCGGAAGTACCCTATAACTGATGCTTGACCTTCTCCCGGTTCGCCATGTGGAGGGCCTCGACGTCCGCCTTGTTTTGTCCTACGTAGGGGACAGCGTACCCTTCTTCACACATCCACTTGTTGACGTTGGTCCACTGTCCATCCTCGGACACCCAAATTTCCGCGAGAACGCGGCCAAACTTCCCCCTAGAATCCGCCTCTGGGCATCTGAGTTCGATCTCTATATCATCCTTCTCAGATGCGACAGCCTTTAGGCACCATTCCTTCAACTTCTTCTTGGAGAGGAGACCAAACTTCTTCTCTTCGAGGTCACGGGTTCTGGACTCAGGGGTATCGATACCTAGGAGCCGAACACGCTGCTTGGTACATACATCGAAACCCAAGTCTATATTGACATCGATTGTGTCACCATCGACGACCTTCTCTAGGGAGGAGACGCGGTATTTGAAGGTGCAGGGTTCGACGTTGTAGGACATTTATTACAAGCTTAGAAAATATCTATCTACTCGATCTCTCGCCACAACAATACCCACACACCATCACACCCACGAATCAGGCGGTGGGGATTTTTTCCACTAAGTCCCCACCCTCGGCTGGCGATATACTCTGAGGTCGCATTTTCAAACTCTTTAATTTTATCGTAGCCATGGTCACGCGGCTTCCATCTCAAAACCCTCTGGCTAAATGCGTTAAGTGTACCGTCGTATCGTTCTTCTTCAGTGAAGAACTTGTGAGTGAAGGGAATATGTGTTCGTTGTACGCCCACGACCGGATCAGTGCAGTGATCATCAATACCATAGGTCATTGTCTTTGACGTGTTCGAATTCCACTGACCAGTAGCACGGAATTCACTATCCCATAACCTTTTGTAGCGATGGATTGTGTCAATACTTGTGTAAACTAGTATATCTGCAGGTACATCGTAGCCTGTGACTCGCCCAAGCAAGGACTGAATAATAGAAGAATCATTATTTTTTTGGGACTTGCGTTCATAAACAATCCCTATATACGTTTTTGTAATAGTCTTCGCGCATCGAAGTTTATCTTTAATGAAAATCACTGTATGTTTATCTGGAACATTTCCCAAAATATTATTTATGTTTTTTATGGTGTCGGGGTCGCCACCATTCTTTTCTTGATACGTTTTAAACTCAATAGTTCCATGAGACAAACGACGAAAGTGGTCTTCTACTATTTTTTTTTCGTCCGACTTAGCCGGGAGACGTACCAAGTGGTAACGCGGGTTGTCATAACGTAAGTGGATATCTGTAATCAGTGACGCGACAGCACCCTGATTAGTTAAGGCTTTAGCCTCTTTCACCGAACCTCTCTCCAATAACTCAAAGGGACCAACATAACCCCGCCCGGGTTCAGCCATGACGATCGCAGATCGTGACCCCAACTGGACACGGTCACGGTAGACCCCGTCGGGCGTCGCAGAAAACTCGACAACTCTAATAGAATTTTCGCGGGTAAAGTCTGGGTCGTGTAGGTGACATTCTTCAAGAATACTAGAAATTGTTTGTTTTTGTTTCGCTGCCATGTGCAACTCGTCAATTATGACCAAGACATTCTTTTTGCCCACCAGCTTTTTGGGAAGCTCTTGGAGTGTTTTGAGGTGAAACATCTGGGAATGGAATTGGGGTGGAAAACGTTCTTTCATCTGCCCAGTCCATTCAACCGAACTCAACCCGGTGATGATGAAAATATTCTGCATTGGTATAAAACACTTCTTCATAGCAAGATATATGAGTTCAACCATGATACCCGTCTTGCCCGACTGGGTAAAAGCGATCACCATGACATACAAAATTGTAAAGTAGGAATCTTTTAGAGTCTTGTATACATTCAGAGCCGCTTGCTTTTGGTTGTCGAAAATTTTTAATTTTGGGTTGTCCTCCTCCATACTTATAAGCTGATTCTTAAAAACATCTGCGTCACGCTGAATGCGTACATGCGTGTAATGTGACATCCTTAGAAAATCTTATTTTTTAAAGAAAACTTACACCACTTAGGTAGTTAAAAGATAAATACTTACATATAACTATGAAATGCCTAGCCACCTTTTCTGAAAACCAGAGTCTCCACAAGATGAAGTTGAGGAAGATTCAGGTTAGAACCCTAAATGGGCTATACCACCGACCACGGCTTATTCGTCCGGAGGACGCGCCACCGGATAATCCGAGACTTCGTCTACGGTTCAAGGAAGCCATAGAAGAAGCACAGGAGATTTGTGAGTTGGATGTGCATTCCGAAGAATGTCACCTCGCTTGGTACGAAGTGGACGAGTTGGAGGATTCACTCATGCGTCGATGATAACCATTGGTGGTTCATCCTCATAGCCATAGTAGTGGATGGATATTCCATACAAGTTCATCATGCGGGGATACAACTCCTGATTGATGAACATTTTCCAGTGAGGCAGTGTTGTCAAAAAATATTCACACCTATCTTCTCCAAATCCACGCTCGTAAAGAAAGTCCTCGTATCGTATAGTCTTCATCTCAGAAGTGATACTTATTGGTAAGGCACATGTGTTCATCTCTTGAGCTTTTAAGACATCGATGATGTAGTATCCATGTGCATCACAAATAAAATTGATTTTCATTTCGGGGTA